TTTTTAGAGCTGCCCTTAATTGGCTCGATCACGAGAACCGGGGACCCTAATCAGGTCCTCTCTTTCTTTCCGAGCAATGGCATCTTTCACCGCAGTCGATCTATCGAAACTTCAAGCTCCAGACCTGATCGAAGCTCTGGACTTCGAGACGATCTTCGCTGATGCATTCGCACAGTTTCGTCGGCTCATGCCGGAGTTCTCCGCGCTCACGGAAGCCGACCCGGTCTACAAGCTCCTGCAGCTGTTTGCCGCCCGTGAGCTGCTGATCCGCCAGCGTGCTAATGACAAGGCACAGCAAACCATGCTGGCCTTCGCCACCGGTACCAACCTCGATCACCTCGGCGCGCTGTTCGGCGTCGCTCGCTTGGTGCTGGACCCCGGTCAACCCGACGCCGGCGTCGCGCCGGCCTTTGAGACCGACGTGGACTTCCGCCGCCGCATCCAGCTGGCGCCCGAAGGCTTCAGCGTTGCCGGCCCAGAAGGCGCGTACATCTATCACGCGCTCAGTGCTGCCGCCGATGTCATGGACGCCAGCGCGACCAGCCCCGCACCTGGGCAAGTGCTGGTCACCGTGCAATCGCGCACCGGCGATGGCACCGCGCCGCAGGCACTGCTCGATCAAGTGGCCGCCATGCTCACCGATGACGACGTGCGGCCCATGACAGACGAAGTCGCGGTGCAGAGCGCTCAGATCGTCCCGTATGCCATTCGTGGGCGCGTCTACACCTATGCCGGCCCTGACTCGGCGGTGGTCATGCGCGAAGCACTGCGCAGCCTTCAGGCCTATCTCGCCGAAGCGCACCGCATCGGCCGCGACGTCCCCGAGTCAGCCATCAAGGCAAAGTTGTTTGTCGATGGCGTGCAGCGTGTTGAGCTGGACTCGCCTGCCGCTGACATCCGGATCAGCCGCACGCAGGCCGCCTACTGCACCGCGATCGACATCGTGCATGCCGGCATCGATGAGTAACTCCTCGCTGCCGCCCAACGCCACGCCGATGGAGCGCGCCCTGGCCGCCGTCACCAAGCGCCTGGAAGCCATCCCGCTGCCGTACCCGGATCTGTGGAATCCGGACACCTGCCCCGCAGGCCACCTGCCGTGGCTGGCGTGGACGCTATCGGTCGACGACTGGAAGGCCGACTGGAGCGATGCGGTCAAGCGCTCGCGCCTGCGCAGCGCTATGGCAATCCAGCGTCGCAAAGGCACGGCCAACAGCGTGCGGATGGTGGTCGAGTCGTTCGGCGGTGCGGTGGCCATTCGCGAGTGGTGGCAACAGGAGCCGCGCGGCCAGCCGCACACATTCGAGCTGGCGCTGACGCTGACTGGTGCCGATGGGCAGAGTGCCAGCGCCAGGTTCGTCGAGGAAGTCATCGCCGAGGTTGAGCGCACCAAGCCCGTGCGCTCGCATTTCAACTTCACGCAAGGATTCCAGGCCGAGGCACGACTCAATGTCGTCGCACGCGGCAGAACCACCTTGTTCCTGCGCCTGCAGGGCGAGGCGAGCTAGAGAGCACACATGCCCGGACTCAAACTCAAGATCACCACCGCCGGCCGCCATGCCCTGATCAATGCCAAGCAGACCGGCACACAGGCGGTGACCATCGCCGCAGTCGGATTGACCAGCGCAGCGTTCGTGGCCGATGCCGAGCTCAAGGCGCTACCGTCTGAGATCAAGCGCCTGACCACCATCGGCGGGACGGTCACGGCCAAGGACACGATGCACGTCTCGGTGCGCGACGAATCCAACGCCGTCTATAGCTGCTACGGGTTCGGCCTGTACCTGGCCGATGGCACGCTGTTTGCCGCCTACGGTCAGTCCGCGCTGCTGGTGGAGAAGTCTGGCGCCGCCTCGGTGCTGCTGGCGATCGACGTGGTGATGGCCGACGTGGACACCGCGCAGATCACCTTCGGCGATACCAACTTCACCGATCCAGCGGCGACGGTGGACGTGCCGGGTGTTGTGCGCTTGTCCACGGACGCGCAAGCAATTGAAGGTCTGGACAAAGAGCGGGCGCTGTCGCCGGCCAACCTGATTGCCGTATTGAATGCGCGCCTGGGCGATGCTGCACCCACTGACTTCATCAAAGGGCTACTGGCCCGGCCGACTGCGGCAGCGGCGCGCAACATGCTCGGCCTTCGCTCTGCGGCGACGTTTCATGTTGGACCTGGCAATGGCTTGGATGCTGATCTCTTGGATGGACAGGAGGGCGCGTGGTATCGCGACTTCCGCAATCTGCAGAACGTGCCGAGCTCGTTCTTGCTGCCAGGCCAGATCGTGATTATGGCCTCGCTCTTTCCGCCTGCAGGTCTACTGCTATGCGATGGCACGGCAGTCTCACGCACGAAGTATTCGGCGTTGTTTGCGGCGATCGGTACCGTCTACGGTGCCGGGGATGGCAGCACCACGTTCAACCTACCGTTGATGCGTGAAGGCACCACGGTCACCCACACCAATTCCTCACAGTTTGTCGGCGTCCACAGCAACGGCCAGGTGATCAGTCATACGCACGGCGCCAGTGCGGCCGCTGTCGGCGACCATGCGCACTACACCGCACTCGGCGCAGCCGGCATCCACGCACATGGTGCAAGCGTCAACCCGGCCGGCGATCACGCGCACGGTGCTTGGACTGATGCGCAGGGCTACCACGCGCACGGCGGTAGCACTAGCGCCTCAGGGGACCACCAACATCCAGGCGTGATTCCCTCCAATGCCATCAACGGCTATGGCATCTACCGCGAGCGGGACAATGATGCATCGCCCTCGGATGGCTGGACCGGTGCCGGTGGCAACCACGCCCACAGCATCGGAACTGATGCCACCGGTAATCACACCCACAACATTGGCATGAACGGCTCAGGCAACCACACCCACGGGATCGGCATCGCCGAGGGCGGCAATCACGTGCACGTGGTGGATCACCGTGGCGCTGGCGCCCACAACCATGCCATCACCGTCAACGCTGCGGGCGGCGCAGACAACTTGCCTGCAGGCCTGCGCATGACCTACTGCATCGCCTACTGAGGATTGACCATGACCAACCCGCTACCACGCACCAGCACTGCATATGCTTACGACGCCACCACCGGTGAATACACCGGGCCGGTGACCGTCTATCTCTCCGAGTTGGAGGGACGCTACCCACTGCCTCCCAACACGGTTGCCACCGCACCGGCGCCGCCTGCAGGGCTGTATCAGCGGCACCGCCTGTCGCCAACGTCTGCGAGCTGGGAGCTGGTGCCGGACTATCGCGGCGTGATGCTCTACAGCACAGACACCGCCGCGCCGGTTGCCAACACGCTTGCCTTGGGCGATGCACTGCCGCAGGGTTACACCACCTCGCAGCCGATCGCGTTCCTACCCAGCGACTACCGCCGCAACGTGTGGGACGCTGCACGCGCGAGTTGGCGCGCAGATCCGGATTACAGCGCCGCGCTGGTGTGGGAAAAAGCCACCGGCGCGATCGCACCGCGCCTGGCCGCCGGCGTCGCGTTGCCGGGACAGCTGACCACCGTGGCCGCACCGGTTTCGATCGACGGCACAGTGGTGTGGGACGAAGCGACACAGGCATGGTTCGTACAACCCAGGCCGTCTGAAGAAGCGGCTGTGTAGCCCAGCGCTTTACGTACCAATTGCAGTGCGCAACACCGTGCAGCCACTGACCATGGCTGCATGGGCAACGCATCCTCCGCACTGAGTAACGCCATTCGCCTCGGCACTGTCGCCGAGGTGAATCTCGCCACCGCGCGATGCCGCGTGCAGGTCGGCGAAATGCTGAGCGACTATCTGCCCTGGGTGGTCACACTGGCCGGCACCACCATCATCTGGTCGGCGCCAGCGATCGGCGAACAAGTCGTGGTGCTGTCGCCGGCCGGCGACCTGGCCGATGGCCTGGTGCTACGCGGCCTCTACTCCGACCAGTTCGCAGCTCCAGCTGCTTCGGACACGTTGCACGTGCTGCGCTTTGCCGATGGCGCGCAGATCCACTACGACACCGACGCGCATGCGCTGCAGGCGATATTGCCCAGCGGCGGCACCGCGACCATCACGGCCGATGGCGGCATCACACTCAACGGGCCGCTGACCGTCAACGGCAAGACGATGCTCAATGGCGATGCCACCATCACCGGTACCGCGAAGGCGACCACCGACGTGATCGGCGGCGGGATCAGCCTCAAGAACCACAAGACCACCGGCGTAACCGCTGGCAGCGCACTCAGCGGTGGTCCGCAGTGATTGGCGTCGATGCGACCACCGGGCGTGTGATCGAGGGCGAGCAGCACCTGGCCCAGTCGATCGCCTGCATCCTCACCACACCCATCGGCACGCGTGAGCAGCGCCGCGACTTTGGCTCGCTGCTGCCCGAGCTGATCGACCAGCCATTCAACGGCGCCACCCGCACGCTGCTCTACGGCGCCACGGCCACCGCGTTGATGCGTTGGGAGCCACGCCTGCGCCTGACCCAGATCGACCTGGTCATCGGCGATGCGCCTGGCAGCTTCGTGCTGACGATCGAAGGCGAACGCACCGACGTTGCTCCCGCCAATGCGCGCTCGCGCATGACCATCCCGCTCCGCTTCCGCTCGTCCTGATCGAGGAACCTATGTCTACTACCTACCACCACGGCGTCCGCGTCATCGAAGTCAGCGCTGGTGCGCGCGTCATTCGCACCGTCTCCACCGCCATTGTCGGCCTGGTCGCTACGGCGTCCGATGCGGACGAGAAGGTCTTTCCGCTCAACAAGGCCGTGCTGGTCACCGACGTGCTGGGTGCTATCGCCAGCGCTGGCACCAAGGGCACCTTGCGTGCCTCGCTGCAGGGCATCGCCGACCAGACGAATCCCGTGACCGTGGTCGTGCGTGTGGCCGAAGGCGAGGACGCGGACAAGACCTCGTCCAACGTCATTGGCGAGGCCAAGTCCAGTGGCTACACCGGGCTGTATGCGCTGCTCGCGGCGCAAGCACAGCTGGGCGTGCGTCCGCGCATCCTGGGTGCGCCTGGTCTGGACACACTGCCGGTGGCCAAGGCGCTGGCGACCATCGCCAAGAAGCTGCGCGCCATGGCCTACGTGCGGCCGGTCGCTGACACCGTGGCCGATGCCATCACCTACCGGGGCCAGTTCGGCGATCGCGAGTTGATGCTGATCTGGCCGGACTTCTTGGCTTTCGACACAGCCACCAGCACCACGACGCCGGCATATGCCACCGCACGTGCGCTCGGCCTGCGCGCCAAGATCGATACCGAACAGGGCTGGCACAAGAGCCTGTCCAACGTGCCCGTAGCGGGCGTCACCGGCATCTCCAAAGACGTGCATTGGGATCTGCAGGATCCGGCCACCGATGCGGGTGTGCTCAACGAGGGCGATATCACCACGTTGGTCAACTTCAACGGGCAACGCTTCTGGGGTTCGCGCACGTGCGCGGAAGACAACATGTTCGCCTTCGAGACAGCCACGCGCACCGCACAGGTCCTGGCCGACACCATCGCCGAGGGCGTGGCGTTCTACGTCGACAAGCCGATGCATCCCTCGCTGGTCAAAGACATCGTCGAAGACATCAACGCCAAGTTCCGCGACCTGAAAGCGTCCGGCTACCTGATCGATGCCACCGCCTGGTTCGACGGCACCGTCAACAGCGCCACCACGCTGGCCGATGGCGCGCTGCGCATTGACTACGACTACACGCCGGTGCCGCCGCTGGAGAACCTGCAGCTGTACCAGAAGATCACCACCAGCTACCTGGCCGACTTCGCCGAACGCGTCAACGCGTAACGCACCCGCCTTAGATTTCCGGAGAAACCCATGGCTTTGCCCAAGAAACTCAAAGCGCTCAACCTGTTCAACAACGGTGAGAGCTATCTCGGCCAGGTGGTCGAGGTGAAGCTGCCCACGCTGTCCCGCAAGATGGAGGAGTATCGCGGCGGCGGTATGAATGGCCCGGTCGACATCGACTTCGGCCAAGAGAAGATCGAGCTCGAATGGAAGTGCGGCGGCATGATGCGCAGCGTGCTGAATCAGTACGGCGCCACCACGCACAACGCCGTGCAGCTGCGCTTTGCCGGCGCCTACCAGCGCGACGACAGCGGCGCGGTGGATGCCGTCGAATTTGTGGTGCGCGGCCGTCACAAAGAGATTGATCCCGGTACCGGTAAGTCCGGCGACGACACCGAGTTCGCCGTCAAGACCTCAGCCAGCTATTACAAGCTGATGATCAACGGCTCCACCGTGATCGAGATCGATCTGATGAACATGATCGAGATCGTCAACGGCGTGGATCTGCTTGCCCCTCACCGCCGCGCCATCGGCGCCTGACCCTTCCGGCCTGGCGCCGCCGGGCCTTCGCCTTGAGACCTTCCGATGACCCCGACCTTTTCCCCAGCCATTCCCCTCGACCAGCCCATCACGCGCGGCGAGCAGACCATCACCGACCTGAAGGTGCGCAAGCCCGGCGCAGGCGAACTGCGCGGCCTCAAGCTCACCGACGTGCTGCAGCTGGATGTCACCGCGCTGGCAACACTGCTGCCGCGCATTTCCTCGCCCACGTTGACCACCGCCGACGTCAATGCAATGGATCCGGCCGACCTGCTGGCGGTAGGCCAGGAGGTGCAGGTTTTTTTCTTGCCGAAGGCCCAGAGGGAAGCGGATTTCCCGACTGCGTAGAGGATGCGATGGCCGACATCGCGGCCATCTTCCACTGGCCGCCGTCTGAAATGGACGGCTGGTCGCTGCACGAACTCACGGCGTGGCGCGAGCGTGCCCGCCTACGAAGCGGAGCCGAATGATGCCCCACCCAACGAACGAGGCCGCCTAAATGGCGGCCTCCGACAATCTGCGCCTGCAGGTCATCCTGGCCGCCGTCGATCGCGCCACCGGCCCGTTCCGGCGCGTGCTCAACGGCAGCCGTGGCGTTGCCACCGCACTGCGCAATCAGCGCGACGCGCTGCGTCAACTCAACAGCCAGCACCGCGACATCGGCGCCTATCGCGAACAGGTGGCGTTGGCACAGCGTGCCAAGACCGCGCTCGATGCGCAGCGGCAATCGGTGCGCACGCTTGCCCAACAGATCAAAGCCACCGGCACGCCCACCGCTGCCATGAATGCCGAGTTCGACCGCGCCGTGCGCACCGCACGCGAACTCAAGACCGCACACGGCGCGCAGGAGGCCGGCCTGCAGCGCCTGCGTGGTCGTTTGGAAACGGCCGGGATCAGCACGCGCGAGCTGGTCACGCACGAGCGCCGCCTGCGTAGCGAGATCGAAAGCACCAACACCGCCATGCGCGCCCAGCAGCAGCGCCTGGCGGCGATCGATGCCGCACAGCGTCGCAGCGCCCGCATCCAGAACGCCGGCCTGCAGGCGAGCGCCTACGGCGCCGGCATGGCGTTCGCCGGCCAGCGCGCACTGGGTGCCACCGCGCTGCCGATCAGCGATGCGATGGAGTTCGAGTCCGCGATGGCCGATGTGCGCAAGGTCGTGGACTTCAAGACGCCGCAGCAGTTCTTGCAGATGGGGCGTGATGTCGAAAACCTCTCGATGCGTTTGCCGATGCTGCCGGCCGAGATTGCCAAGATCGTCGCGGCGGCCGGCCAGGCGGCCATCCCGCGCCAGGAGCTGGTCCGCTTCGCCGAGGACGCGGCGAAGATGGGCGTGGCCTTCGACAGCAGCGCCGAGGACGCCGGCCAGACGATGGCGACCTGGCGCACGGCGTTTCGCATGGGCCAGGCCGAGGTCGTCGTGCTGGCCGACAAGATCAACTACCTCGGCAACACCGGCCCGGCCAGCGTCAACAAGATCAGCGCGGTGGTGAACCGCATTGGTGCCTTGGGCGAGGTCGCCGGCCTGCAGAGCGGCCCGCTGGCAGCGCTGGGTGCCACGGTCGCCGGCATGGGCATCGAGTCGGAAGTCTCGGCCACCGGCATCAAGAACATGCTGCTCACCCTGGCCTCGGGCGAGTCGGCCACCAAGAGCCAGCGCGAGGCCTTCGACAAGCTGGGCATCAAGGCCACCGCCATGGCCGAGGTCATGCAGAAGGACGCAGGCGGGGCGATCATGTCGGTGCTGCAGAAGCTGCGCGCACTGCCCAAGGCCGAGCAGGCCGCGACCATGACGCAGCTGTTCGGCCGCGAGTCGATCGGTGCGATCGCACCGCTGCTGACCAATCTGGAGCTGCTGCAGGGCAACTTCGCCAAGGTCGCTGATGCACAGCGCTATGGCGGCTCGATGTCGGCCGAGTACGCATCGCGGGTGGCCACCTCGGCCAACTCGCTGCAGCTGCTGAAGAACACCGCCGTGGTGGTGTCGCAATCGATCGGCCAGACCCTGCTGCCGCAGTTCAAGCAACTGACGGAGCGCACGGCTGCGGTGGTCGGCCAGGTCACGACGTGGATCCGCGCCAATCCGGTGCTGGTGGGTGCGATCGCCAAGACGGCCATCGCCGGCGCCGCGTTGCTGACCATCCTTGGCGGGCTGCTGGTGGCCGGCGGCGTGGCCGCAATGGCGTTCTCGCAGATCCACGGCGCCGTGGCGCTGCTGTCGGGCGGTGGCGGCTTGGGTGCGCTGCTCCGACAGGGGCTAACGTTCGGCGGCCGCGTGCTGCCCATGCTCGCCAATGGCGCGCGCCTGCTGATGCCGCTGCTCGGCGGCGTCAGCCTGCCGGTGCTGGCGATTGGTGCGGCTGTCGCGGCGGTGGCGCTACTGGTTTGGAAATACTGGGGGCCGATCAAGGCCTTCGCCATCGGCGTCTGGCAAGGCATCGTCGATGTGGCCGCGCCGGTGCCGGCAGAGCTGCAGGCGGCACTCGCACCACTGGCGCCGGTGTGGGACACCCTGGCCGCTGCGATGGGCCAGGCCTGGGGGTGGGTCAAGCAGCTGCTGACGCCGTTCGAGGCCACAACCGCACAGTTGCACGGTGCAACGCAGGCCGGTCGCGGCTTCGGGCAAATCATTGGCGCGGTGCTGGTCACCCAGCTGCAGCTGGCCGTCAAGGCGATCGGCTGGTTGGTGCAGGCGTTTGTGTTTGTGCTGCCGGTCATCAAGCAGATCCTCGGCGGCGTGTGGCAAACCGTCCAGGGCACGTGGTCGCTGATCGTGGGCGTGTTCACCGGCAATGGCGATCGCATCCGCCAGGGGCTGCTGCAGCTGTGGGCCGGCATCAACCTGCAGCTGGCCAACTGGCCGGCCCGGATGCTGCAGGCCGGCGCCGACATGATCAGCGGCCTTGTCCAAGGCATCCGCTCCAAGCTCGGCGCCGCCGGCAATGCGATCGCCAGCGTCGGCAGCGGTGTGGTCGATCGTTTCAAGGGTCTGCTGGGCATCCACAGTCCCTCGCGCGTGTTCGCCCAGTTGGGCGACTTCACCATGCAGGGCCTCACCGTGGGCCTGCAGCGCGGCCAGGGCGCGCCTATGCAGGCCGTCATGGCGCTTGGCAACCGGATGCGTGCGGTGGGCGCCGGCCTGGCCCTGGCAACGGCCACAGCGCCGGTGGCGGCGATCGACAGCCGTGCACCGCTGTCGGCTCCTGCTCGCGCCGCCAGCGCGCCTGCAGGCGGCAACAGCTACGTCATCCACGTCCATGCCGCACCGGGCATGGACGCGACCGCACTGGCGCGCGAAGTCGCCCGCCAACTTGAAGAGCGCGACCGGCGCACGGCGGCCACCCGCCGCTCCAGCCTGCGCGACGACTGAGGATCCACCCAGATGATGATGTCCTACGGCACGTTTGTGTTTGCCCTCGATAGCGCCGCGTATCTGCAGCTGCAGCGGCAGATGAGTTGGCGCCACCCCACCAGCGACCGTGTCGGCGCGCGAGCGGCCAGCCAGTTCCTGGGCCCAGGCGATGAGACCATTGAGCTGTCGGGTCTGATCGCGCCGGACCTGACGGGCACGCGGACCTCGCTGGACACATTGCGCACGCTAGCTGCAGCCGGCGAGCCGTTGCCGCTGGTGGATGGGACGGGCTTGGTCTACGGGCCGTATGTGCTGCTGTCGGTCAATGAGACGGCCTCGCTGTTCTTCCAAGACGGCACACCGCGACGGATTGAATTTCAGCTGAGCCTGCGCCGTGCAGACGACGTGGCGCCAGAGGCGACCGCCGCATGAGCTACCCGATTCCGCAGTGGCGCGTGGTGCTTGATGGCACGGACCTCACCGAGCGCATCGCGCCGCGCCTGCTCGATCTCACCCTCACCGAATGCCGTGGCGGCGAAGCCGACCAGTTGGATCTACGGATCCACGACCACGACGGCAAGATGGCGCTACCCAAGCGCGGCGTGCGCTTGGCCGTTGCACTGGGCTGGAAAGCCACAGGCCTGGTCGATAAGGGGACCTTCCTCGTCGACGAGGTGGAATACAGCGGCGCGCCGGACATCATCACCGTACGCGCGCGTAGTGCGGATCTGACCGCCGACATGCGCACCCGGCACGAACGCAGCTGGCACAACACCACGCTGGGTGCAGTGCTCAACACGCTGGCGGGCGAGCATGGGCTGACGCCACGCGTGGCTGAGGCGCTGGCGCGCACCAAGCTGCCCCATCTCGATCAGGCCAACGAGAGCGACATGAATTTGCTCACCCGCCTGGGGCAGCGCTTCGACGCGGTGGCAACGGTGAAGGGTGGTGCGTTGGTGTTTGCGCCGATCGGCGCCGGCACCACGGCGACCGGCAAGCCGTTGCCCACCGTCACCCTGACGCGGCGCGACGGCGACCAGCACCGCTACTCCGTGGCCGACCGCGATGCCTACACCGGCGTGCGCGCGTACTGGGTGGACAAGGGCAAGGCGCGGCGGCAGTCGGTGCTGGTGGGCACTGACGACAATGCAAAGCGCCTGCGCGAGTCGTATGCAAATGAGGCGACGGCACGCCAGCATGCGCATGCGGAGTTGGAGCGGGTGAAACGCGGTTTGGCGAAGTTCGACTACACGCTGGCGATCGGTCGGGCGGATCTTTTCCCAGAGCAGAGCCTAACGGTGAGCGGTTTCAAGCCGGAAATTGATCGGCAACGCTGGCTGATTGCAAAGACCACCCACGCCATCAACGGCTCAAGCGGTTTCACCACTTCGCTTGAGTTGGAGAATACGCCTTGAGCTTTCGTGTACCTCTGCCTAAAGAGCATCTGCTGCTGTGGACCTGAAAAATTAGCAGTGGATCATCTGACAACGTTGCGCACAATGCCTATTGACGTTCGGCATACGCAGCAGCCTGGGTGTATGCATAGACACCTGATGCAGGTAGGAATTTCCGGCAGAAACAATGCTCCGACAGCACTGGCATATGCAGTCAGCAAGTACCCACCAACGTGCGTTGGCCATGCAAGCATCGTTGCTTCAATGGGCAAATTTTTCACGGTCCCGTTCCCTTTCACATCGAGCTATCTCTCGCAGCACATGTAGGAATTCTCTGATGGTCAGCTAGACGAAGGCCGTTTAGCCTTGAACATCGACGTCGGGCGACCAGGAGAGTGACGACCAGATCGCAATGAGAAACGCGCCAGAACCTCTAAAATCTGCTGAAATAGGGCTTTTGGTCACATGTCGTTCCCTGCCGGAGTCGATGGACTGAACCTGCGCCGCTAAATGAAAAGAACTATGCGGACAGCCCGACCGGGGAAATAATCGGAGAATCCAGATGGATCTGTGCACAACGTTGTTGCCGAAAACCCTTACTTTCATCACCACGTACCGATGCACTGCAGCCTGCACGCAGTGCTGTTTTGAAAGCAGCCCCAAGGTCAAAGGACGGCTTGGTCGCGACGAGATGATTCGGGCACTTCACGATGTAAAAAATCGCTTTAAGGGCAGCTCTAAAAA